GCGGCTAAATTGCCCCGTTTCTGGGTCTACATCGTAACGATAATGTCTAAGGCATTGTAGACCATCGTGGCAATTTTCTCTATCAAACCAACAATTTCTGAATATAGTTCGTGCCGCATTGATGCTGTCCACTATTGGTGTTCTCTCAATTATCCGTGTTTTGTGGCCGGCGGCCCTTACAATTTCCTCAATGGATTTGCCGTTGCTGGCCAGCGTTTTATTCTGTGCATCGTGCGGTAACCACAGCGTGTCGTAAATATATCCATAGGTTTGCAACAAGGCTAAGTAATGGCTGATGGTTTGCTGGTTGTCTTCGTGATAGCGGATGAGTCTAGTCTCCATCCCCACAAACTGAAGCACCCAAAAGGCTGTGCTGTCCGCCCAACCAAGGTCAAAGATTACATGGCATGGCTTTGTCGGGTCGTAGTTGACCTTGGTGATACGCCCGTCTAACTCTGCCACTTGCATCTCGTTGGCAAAGATAGCGCCATCAACTGTAAGCCTGCACAAGCCTTCCCAGACTGTTTGATAGGCGCTTGGGTCACGGCTTTTAAGCGCATCCTTCTCCAGCGCCAGCACTTCTGGAAACCAAGGGTTGTCGTTCCAGTTAATCTTTTGAACTACTGCACCCTCTGGCGGTTTAAGAACAAAGCGCTGGTAGGTTTCATCTGTTTCCAACTCAGGGTTGAAAGTCACCCAGATTTCAGAGCCTTCCTTACGGATGGTTGGGATAAGAGTGTTCCATGACATGCGGCTGACTGTCTGGGCTTCTTCCACCCAGCAAATGTCAATACCCTCGTAGGACTTTACATTGGCCACATTGTTTTTAAGACCAACAAAGGCAAACTCTGTACCGTTTCTGCCACGAATGCTGTTCTGAGTTATTTCATAAATCGAGTGCATGTTCATCAACTCGATTTGGTCACACAACAGTTTATGGACTGAGTCTTTGATGGAGGTTTGAAACTCGCGCGCGCAAAGGACTCGGATAGGGCTTCGCGCTCCAAGGATTAATAGGGCTTTTGCGGCCGAATGTGACTTGCCTGCCCCTCTTCCCCCAAAGTAGATTTTATAACGCGCCTTGTCGAACAGGCTGGCCATCTTGACGGGGAACTGAGCGTTCGTGTCACTCATTAGGCTTTACAAAGGTCACATTGATGCCCGTCAGAGGTTCACCATCCGCACCCGTGACTTCGTTCTTAACAGTCTCAGACCACTTCATTTGGGTCTTTGTCCACCAAATTAGGCTGGTTGTGTCCCCTGCCACAGCCTTCGAGAACAGCGTCTTGGCTATTTGCCCGTTGGCTTTTGCCTTTCCCGTGTCCAGTTCGGTGCGGTAATACTTTCGCAGGGTTTTATCGTCTATCCCCACCAAAATGGCTATTTGCTCATGTGGCAAGCCTAACCCGCTGGTGCTTTCGACCATTCTGCGGGATTCATCGGTTGGCTTGTGAGCCTCTTGTGGAATTACTGGCATGTTTTATAAAGGGGAACTCGTTATATATTTAAGCAGTTTCGGTTACTTCTGTCAATAAAGTGGCTTTCTTGCCTGTGAAGTCTTCCCACCGCTTTACGATTACATCGCAGTATTTTGGGTCTAACTCCATCAGTCTGGCATAACGGCCATGCTTTTCTGCGGCCAGCATGGTTGTTCCGCTTCCACCGAATGAATCCAACACAATATCACCGCCTTTGGTGTTATTAAGCATTTGGTATTCAAATAGTGCCACGGGCTTCATTGTGGGGTGTTCGCCATTCTTTGTGGGTTTGTCAAACTCAAGGATGGTGGTTTGCTTGCGGTCTGCCGACCAAAGGTGTCCTGCGCCCTCTTTCCACCCATACAGGCAGGGTTCGTGTTTCCAATGGTAGTCCTGTCTGCCCATGACAAGGCTGGACTTCTTCCAGATTAAGCATTGGCGGACTTTCCAGCCAGCGTCTTGTGCCGCACCGCGAAAGTTATATCCTTCGGAGTCTGCATGCCAAATGTAAAAGACTGCGCCTGGCTTCATTACCAAGTCAGCGGTTACATAAGCGTCTCTCAGGAACTGACGAAACTGGTCATCGCCCATGTCATCGTTTTGGATTGTCAGCCCTGTGCCGCCTTCGTAAGCGACGTTATAAGGTGGGTCTGTTAACCACATGTCCACCAATTGGCCATCGCACAGTTTTTCCATGTCAGTAAGACTGCAAGAGTCTCCACACATTAAGCGGTGCTTGCCAAGTAGGTAAATGTCACCCAGTTTGGTTGTTGGTTCTTCTGGGGCTTCTGGAACTGCATCCTCGTCTGTCAGCCCTTCCACAACCTCTGGCTGAAGTAAGGCGGCTATTTCTTTTGGGTCAAAGCCAAGGATGTCCAGCGCAAAGCCGTCTGCCAAGAGGTCGTTTAACTCTATAGTCAGCATCTCGTTATCCCACCCAGCATTTAGCGCTAGGCGGTTGTCGGCAATGATGTAGGCTTTCTTTTGGGTTTCTGTCAGGTCTTTTAGTTCTATGGTGGGAACTTCGGTGTGGCCTAACTTACGGGCGGCCATGAGCCTGCCATGCCCTGCAATGATGCCGTTTTGTCCGTCTATCAGTATTGGGTTGGTCCAGCCAAATTCCTTAATGCTTGCCGCGATTTGTGCCACCTGTTCATCAGAGTGGGTTCGGCTGTTTTTTACATAAGGGATTAGTTCTATGACCTTCTTCTGAGTTATTTTCACTTTTTTGCCTTGGCTTTTTGGGCTTCCCGCTTCTCAGCGTAGGCAATTGCAACGGCCTGCTTAACTGGTTTACCAGCCTTCATCTCGGTTTTTATGTTTTCTTTAAACGCTTTGGGTGTCGCTGACTTCTTGAGTGGCATCGTTCTTCTCCAGTTCGGATAGTGTCCATTGACATTGCTGTAACGCACCATTGATTTGGTGCAACTGTTGTTCAAGTTCCTTACCTTTGCTGATTAGGTCTTGAATTCTTAGGTTTATCAGTTCTTTGGTCATTAGCAGTTCCAGTTCTTTAATGATGCTTTTGCCCGTTCAGCAGGGCCTTTGGCGTTCTTTACAACGCCTTCCATACGCGCGCAGAAAGAGGCCTTCCTGCCCTTATCTTTCTCGGTCTTGGGGTTGGGTGCTGGCGGCTTCAAATGGCTTCCATTCTTGGCGTTGTATTCAGCGCGACCCTTAGCGGTCATGCCTGCACCCTTGTCGGTTGGGTTGTAGGTTTTATCTTTGCCCGTGGTCTTGTGTGGGATGGGCTTGTCGTGCTTTTTCATTTCTTTGCGGTCTTAGCAGATTGTTTAAATGCTTCAGCAGTCGGTGCGCCCTTTGTGCCAGGCTTTCTCATCTTCTCGACGGGCTTGCCTTCTGCCTTCTCGCGTTCGATACGAGCCTGTTTTTTGTGAATATTTGCATAAAGTCCAGGTTTCATGATTCCTCCAAAACTGCACAAATGTCTTGCCAACTCATTTTAAGGTGACGCTCACCATCTAAGTTTAGTTCCTCAAACTTCAAGTATTCAGCGCTGTAATCCTTGGCCAGCGTACCAAAGACAATCTTGTCCCCAACATTAACGCCTTGAAACAATGCATCCTCGCCAGCCGCAATGACTGTCCCGATGGAATCGGCTTCTGCCATCGTACTGGTATCTAGGATTAGAGATTTGACCCGTGGTTCGGGTTTGACAATGATTTTGTCACGCAAAGGTTTAATTTCCATCTAACACCTCTACTTCGCCAGTAAAAGGGTTTTCATGAATCATTGACTTCTTTGGCCTGCCCATTTTCTTTTTAGGCAAAAAATCCCCAGAAGGCTCTGGGGTAACTTCGGCAACTGCTTTGCTCGAAAACTCTCCGCACCACTCTTGTGGACTGCGGTTTTGATAGGTAGGAAATCTACGACACAAACCCAGAATCGAGTTGTTGTCAAAGTAGTTTCTACATTCTCTACAATTCTCTACAGCCATATCAACTCCTTTTTGATGTGGTTAGAAGCCCCGTAAGTCCCGACTGACTTATGGGGTTTCGCTTTTAACGATAGTTTTCGCGTTTGTGTTCGTAGCAAACGCCAGCAGTACGGCCAGTATTGAACTCGCCTTCCATGCCCATCGTTTTATCCTCTTTGCCCATGGCAACGCCACCGACGATTTTGCCTTTGCGCTCACCAGAAGTGTCGCTAGACAGAACGCCTTTAGGCATCTTTTCGCCTGATGCACCAGACTTAAACATTTCTTTGTCCATTTTTCCCATGATATTTCCTTGCAAGGTTAATCGACATTGTACAATGTCCATACCATTATAGGAGTTTTTTCAATGCCTACAAATTTTAAAATTACCGAGTCAAAACGCCAACCTACAACTGGCGGTCACTATGTGATGGAACGGGAATACAAAAAAGAATCTCGTAAGGTTGCTGAACTCGAAAAAGAGTTAAAAGAGCATGAAAAGACAGATATGGCTCACGCTCATCCTATGCACAGAAGCCATGAAGCACAGCCACAAGCAGGAATTCCTGCACTTCGTAAGTAGTTGATAGCCGCCCTCATAAAGCAGAGATGTTCAACTTCCTTGGTATTTGCACAATTCAAGGAAAATAAGGCGCTAACCCTTAATACGGCTACCAACACGGCTGGGGACTGCGGGGGTCACAGGGTTCATTTCCTATCCCCTATTGCTGTACCAAAATGGCTTGTACAGAGCCACCAATCCCCATGCGTGTTGATACTAAGTTTATTTTAGCCATAAACCCCGCTTTTGTAGTTCTTGCAGGGTTTTTTCATATGCGTTATCCCACATAGCCTGCCGTTCTTCCTTAGATAGGCACATTCCTTGGTCTAACTGAGCATGGCATGGGTAGCACAAAGCGGCTGTGTATTCGTCTGAAGCCTTTATCCCACGCCCTTTGCCGTGTTTAGCCCAATTACTGTGTGCCGCTTGCGTCTGACCTTCTGCACCGCAATGCTGGCAAGGCAAGTCAGCAACATTCTTTAGGTGGTTCTTGCTTCTGAAGTAATTAAACTTGGGAATAGGTGATGCCATGCTCTGCCCCCCACGCGAGTAAAAATTCCACGAACTCGGTGGCCTGTTCTTTTGTAAATTTCCGTGTTTGAAATCCAAGTTGCACTATTCCAGTTCCATCAAG